TGTTGAAGTTGACGAAGAAAATAAAGATGAACAAGTTAACAGCATGAGTTCATGGTATAAAAAATCAGGATGGTTAAAATGAAATTTAAAGAATTTTTAAAAGAAGAAACGTACAAAGAATATTTTGCAAGAATGCTTGCTAAGTATAAAGTAAAATCACCATCAGAATTGTCTGACGAAGATAAGAAAAAATTCTTCGATGAAGTTGATGCTGGCTGGGATGGCGAAGACGAATGATGTCTTTTATTGAGTTTTTAAAAGAGAAAGAGTTGTCTAAATCAACTCTAGCAAAAAGAAAATCTCAATTTAAAAAGCAAGCTGAAATGGGTGATGACGATCCAAAAGCTTATAAACCAGCTCCAGGCGATGCTAGATCAAAAACGAAACCTAGTAAGTATACCAAAAAATATAAAGAAATGTTTGGCGAAAGTGATGACTTTACTTATCTAGATCTATTAGAAGATACTGAAATAAATGAAGCAAAGGCTGAAGCTGCACTTAAGAAAAAAGCTGAAGAAACTGGCATTTCTTATCCTATTTTAAAGCAAGTGTTTGACAGAGGTATGGCTGCTTGGAAATCTGGTCATAGACCTGGTACAACTCCACATCAATGGGGTTTGGCTCGTGTTAATTCATTTGCAACAGGCGGCAAAACACGTACAACTGCTGATGCCGATCTTTGGGCTAAACACACAGGTAAATAAGATGTCTTTTAGAGAATTTCTTGAAGAAGGTTCCGAATCTTGGGAAGATGGTTATAAACGTCGTGTTGTTAAGACGGCTAAACCTGAACACCTTGAAAAAGGATATAAGTGGCGAATCAAAGGTAAGGATAGACCAGAAATTTCTATCAAACTTTATAAAGAAAAGCCAAGTTTTGCAGAGTTTACAAAACAAATGAAAAGAGTAGCTGGCCACGAATTTGGCGGTTAATTAAATCTGTTTGTACTCAATAAGAAAGGGACGTCTGTCCCTTTTTTAACCACTTATTTGTTATAATATTCATATAACAAATTTTAGACTGAAGGAATGAAATGAGTTCAAAAATCACAATATTCCATGCAAAGAAAACGACGAATAAGGCTCCTATGAGCCCATACGACGACAATACATTCGTCTTTGAAACGTATGAAGCAACATCAAATTTACAAATGTATTCAGTGATGGTTTCTCACTTCGTCCTGAATATTCCTTTGGATAAGATTGAAAAACCAATCCGTACTTTCCGAAGAAAAGCTAACCTCGAACCTTATTATAAAGAATGCGTTGATTATTTCATTCTGGATATTGATGACGTTAAGTCAGAGTTCGACAAGCAAAAGATTCTCGATTACTTCAAAGATTATAAAGTTATTCTTGGTGAATCAAAATCATACAATGGCATTAACAATTTCAATATGAAAGGATTCCTCTTTACGGAATGTATTGATTTTAAAGATGTTAAGATGGCACTATCTGTCATTCACCATGATCTTAAAGATCTATGTACGATTGATGAATCTGTTGTAAGGAAAGCTTCTCTTAATGCACCTATTCTAAAAAATAACGTATTCCTTAATAACGAAGATGGCATTCTTTTTAAATTCGTTAAAAAGGAAGCTATCGAGCATATTGAAGAAATCAAAAAAGAATACATTGGCGATGGTGTAGAGATTGATATCAAAGAGCTTCAGAATATCGAAGCAGATAGCATGGAAAAACTTTGTTTAAAAGTATTTCAAACGATGGGTTTCCAAGCTATTAAAAATAACCCAAATGGATCAATCAGTTTCAAACACCCAAATGAAAAGCGTACGCCTGGTGGATATTTCTGGTTCAGCACATCACCTTACACAATGCATCATGGTAATACAACCAAATCATTGAACATTTTTGATAGTGTTCGTAAATTGGACGCAGCTAAAGAATTGATGAAGAAAGAAATCAATTATGATGCAGAATTTTTGGAATTTAATACAGACACAAGTGTTGTAACTGTTAATGAAAAATACCTAGAAATAACTGACGAGATCGCTGGTAAGATTACTGAATTCCTATCAAACAAAAACGGTTTACTTTCAATCCGTTCTCCAATGGGTACAGGTAAATCAACAATCATCAATCACGTTATTGAAGAATGCCATGAACAAGATATGAAAGTTCTTATCGTAACGAACAGGATTTCTGTTGCTAAGGACTTCGGTAAAAAGTACGGCATAAAGGTTTATAATCAAGATAAGTATGATATCGGTGATAGCTTGGTATGTCAGTACGATTCTCTTTGGAAATATAACATTAAGTTCTTTGATATCGTTGTGATGGACGAGTTCATCTCATTGATGATGCACAGCCGTTCTAATCTAAATAATAGTTCTATCAACATTGCTAAATTCTTCGGATGTTTCAATAAGAAATTGGTTATCGCTGATGCATTCCTAACAGGTTACGAAAACTTTCTATTGTCAAATAAGACAACTAATATTCATCTTATTGATAACATTTATCGTGATCCTACAACATTATACAGCTACAATGATTTGAACTATTTCGTACAAAGTATTCTTGTTCATACCGAGAAACATAAGGTAACGATTAGTGCTACATCATTACAATTCATTCATAGTATGCAAATGCTGTTGGAGAAACGTGGATTAAAAGTTGTTACTCTAACCGCAGAAACGCCTGAATCAACAAAAGAATTGGTTTATGGTCTGTTTGAAAAAGATGATCACGATAAGTGGGATGTATTGATTTATTCTCCAACTTTGACGGTTGGTGTATCAAATCTAAACAAAGTTAATTACCACTTTCACTATGATAGTTCAATGTCCACCGACGTTATCTCTTCTATTCAAATGGTTAAACGTACTCGTAAGACCAAAGAGATTCACCTTTTTGTTAAAGAGAAGACCAATTACTTGAAGACTTCCTATAACGATATACGCGACGAGTACATGGGTAACATCGGCAGAAACATTGAACAAAATTATTTATTCGACATTGACGATTATGGTGAAGCGAAACTATCAGAAATCGGCAAAAAAGCAATTAAGATTGATACATTTAAGAATATCCTTGAATTCAATCATAAAGAAGCTATGTTCTGGTTGTTGAAATATCACTTTATCAAAGAACCACGTCTGATTGATAATACATTCGCTGGGAACGTTCTTAGTAAGTACAGCAAAATTATCCGTGATGATAAGCAGAATTTACTATCATCTAATATTGATCAATTTTTGCAACTAAACGATATTGAAAAAACTAATCTATTGTTGGATGCTGATGCTGATAAGACCATGCGAGTACTAGTTGAAATTGATGACGATATCAAAGATTGTTCTCCAGTCGTCAAGACTAAGATTTTGGAATGTGCTTTACAAGATCGAGGATTTATCGCCAAAGCTAAGTACTTCAGGGTTGCATTCAATTACACCAAGAAAATCTGGGATGATACTGATGTTAAGAATCTCGTATCGCAATCGGTTATCAAAGGTAAGAATGATGATCTTCATTTCTATAACGTATTGCTTGCATATGGCCAGAAGGAAATCTTTGATGAATACCTTCCTCGTACCATTAACAAGGACAAGCATTTGAAATACATCCTTGATAAGTGTGGTTATCGTGTTACCAAACAATCTGAACCTGGAGTGGTTGGACATCGTGGGTATTGTGTAGATCCTAAGATCAAGGAATTCTACGGATACATTAAATAATACACCATCACCAAGAAATTTTTTTTAATTTTTTGGTGTATTGTTGTTTACATTTGGATTTCTCTTTGATATAATAGTTACTGTAAACAAATGGAGATATTAGATATGTCTACATCAGCAAAGAAAAAGGCACAACGTCAAGCTGCACATGCTGCCGCAAAGAAACAGCGCCAATACGAAAAACTGTTTGCTTCTAAAAAGAAATCAAAGAAGGATTTTAAAGAATATGCGCCCACGCAATCGTATGTCCGTGCAACGCCAGATTACCCAAGCTTCCAGACGAGCGGCCCAGTTTCAACGGCTAAGCAAGAACCAAAGCAGTACACAGGAGACTACATCACAGGAATCGCGACCATGCATAAGTCAAACTTGGTCCCAGTTTCAAGAGGAATTGACCCGAAAGATTATGCTACGATGCGGAGAAACTAAAGAATGTCAATTGAAGTTTTAAGTTTTGTTGGTATTACATTTTTATTTGCAATATGGTTGATCATTAAAGATTTAAAGATTTCCGAGGAACTAAAATATTCATGTGAAGACCATGGGTATCACGTTATTGTTAATTTTAAGTGTGCACATTGTAATTTCGTTCCTAAAGATGATAAAACGAAAGATGGCATTGTACCTTACGAATAAATTATTAAAAATACGAAAAAAGCTATTTACATTCCTAAAATCTTTGGATATAATAGTAATATCAAATCGGAAAAGAAGGAAAGATTATGAAACTTGGTACTCAAACAGGCTCACTTTTTAACCACATCATGGCAAACGGTACAATTAATAATATTGTTCCTGGCGAGACTGGTGCTACACTACTAATGTGGACCGACCGTCATGCTGCGACCGTAGTGGAAGTTTTTAAGAAAGGAAAGTTCGATTACATCGTCATTCAGATGGACGAAGCTAAACGTGTTGATAACAATGGACTATCTGACAATCAATCTTATGAGTATGTTCGTAATCCAGCTGGCCGAAAAGAAATCTTTAAGGTAACTGATAAGGGTTTTAAGAACGTTCGTATTAATGGTAATGGTCGTTATGTTCAAACTGGTGTTTATGGCTTAATGGTCGGTGATCGTCGTGAATATCATGACTTCAGTTTTTAAGGAGAAATACCATGAAAGATTTTACCCTATATATGCAGGTTATAAATGACAACTACTTTAGTTCATAAACTTAACGAATCATACTCAGTTATTGATACTGACCCGCAAACCATTAAGAATATGTTTGAGTATCTTAAGGTTGAGAGGCCAGGTGCTTGGTTTGAACCAGCCGTAAAAGCTGGATTTAAGTCGCCATTTGAATATTTTGGTTCTATTCAAAATAAAAAGCTTCTTGTGATGAATGGGCATCTTCAACTGTTAAGATCATTTGGAGTACAAAGTGAAGAACTTAAGTCGGATTTTTCTGTATCTGATATTGATCAATTCCTAGAAAATGTAAAAAATAAGTTACCATTTCCCCCATATGATTTTCAAGAAACTGCTTTTAAAGAAGCTCTTATAAATGTAAAACAGATAAACAAAATGTGCACTGGATCAGGTAAGTCGATGACGATTTCATTGATTGCCGAATTCTTCAGACAGAGAGGTAAAAAAGGATTACTGCTTGTACCAAATATTAACTTACTTACACAATTTAAAAACGACATCAAAGATTATAATCTTTTGGACTTGCATGCTGATACTCACACCATCGGTGGTGGTAATAATGATCGACATTTTAACTGCACCTTAACAATATCAACATGGCAATCCATGATGAACTTTAAGGATAGGCTTAATGAATTAGATTACGTTATTACCGATGAAGCCCATAGATTTGCATCAGATGAAACGGCTGCGATCGTTAAAGAAACTATCAATTGTAAATATAAGTGGGGTTTTACCGGAACTTTACCAGAAGATCCAATTATGAAGATGGAACTATTTGGTTTGTTCGGTTTACCTAAGACTTACATCACGAGTGCTGGATTAATAGAAAGAGGACTTGCAACACCTATCAAAATCAATTCATTAATCTTTAAGTACAGCAATAACGACAAAAACATTTTTAAAGAGGTTGGGAAATTATATGCAAAACAACTTAAATTCCTCAAGGATCATGATAAGCGCAATGAATTCATCGTTAACTTATCCTGTAAACTTAGAAGCCATGGTAATTCGTTGGTTCTATTTCAACACACAGACCATGGTAAACTGCTTTTCTTGGATGTTATGAAAAAACTTTACCCGGGTGTTGAGGTTGAAAATAAAGACATCACGGGTAAAAAATCATTTGAGTTCCAAGAGCGATACGGTGTATATTTCTTAAATGGTGAAGACGACGCCAAGACACGTGAGAAAACGAGACAAGTTCTTGAAGGACATAATGATGCTATTCTTATTGCAAATTACGCGTTGCTTAGCACCGGAGTCAACATTAAAAAGCTACACAATATGGTTCTAGCATCTCCTCTTAAAGCTTACACAACAGTTACACAAAGTATTGGGCGAGGAATGCGCCTCCATGAAACAAAGAAAGAGTTCACTGTGTATGATTTAGTTGATGATTTTGGTGTTAGAAAACCAGGAGGCATCTTCTATAAGCAATATGAACATAGGAAAAATACAAGCTATAATCCTGAGGAATTTCCAATTAATGAACGTGAATTCAATCTATTTTAATTGAAATTTGATTATAATAATATAGACAAAGGGATTATACCGTGAAAACAAAACTTATTCGTGATAAGTACATCGAATACATTGCAAAAGATAGGTTATTTTATGAGAAAGATCATCGCAAGCAATTTGAATTTTTAATAAAAAAACTAAAAGAAGAATTGGCTGAATTGGAAGAAACTGATTATAATGATATTGACGAGTGGGCCGATGTTTTAGATGTTATATATGCAATGCTTTCACATAAGGAAATTTATATGGATAAGGTATTGCTGAGTAGAAAAATAAAAAATATTAAATTTGGTGGTTTTGACGATTTTCTAATACTTAGATTAAATGATCAAGATAAATAAATTTACTAACCCAACCAATAATATTAAAGGATCGACATGAACTCAATCATTGAAGTCGCTAATCTAGTGACCAGTAAATCAAACGAAAAGATATTCTTTGGCGAATATTCTGGGTTTCAAAGATATGATAACCCAACATATAAGTTCGCTGTGCTCCAAGAAGAAAAGCAAAGAAATGCTTTCTGGAATCCGAATGAAATTTCTATGGTAAATGATGCACAGAAATTCTTTGAATTACCAGAACCAATGCAAGAGGTGATGATTCGGATTTGGTTATTCCAAACACTTATGGATTCTGGGCAAAACAAAGGTCTCGAGGAAGTCATAGCTGAGCTGTGTACTAATCCAGAGTTCGAGGCAATGTTTAAAACATGGGGTTATTTTGAGCTTATTCACTCATTAAGCTATTCACACTTGCTTCGTGGCATCTTTTCTGATGCAAGTAAAATCTTTGATAAGATTAAAGATTATCCTGAGATCCAACACCGTATTGATAAAGAAGTCGAACTTTACAGTCGTGTTCGTGATATTCATACTATTGAATCTTTGGTTGAAAAGAAGAAGCTAGTCCTTGAATTGCTTGTGAATATTTTTGCTCTCGAGGGTATTAAATTCTATATTAGTTTCCTCGTAACATATATCATTAACAATGCATATAGCAATAAAATCCAAGGTGCTACAAGGATTATTAAGCTCATTAACTTTGATGAAGATATTCATACATCAATGGGTAATGGTACATTAGGTATTCTTAAGAAAGAACCAAACGAAGGATTCAAGGAAATTATGGATTCCGATTGGTATAATGATATGGTAAAGAATACTCTTCTTAAAGTATATGAAGATGAAAAATCATGGGCGGAATATCTAAGAACGATTGGTGATATACCAGGTTTGACCGAGGCTGTAATCGACCAATTCCTAAAATACTATGTTGATCTACGTAGTGTTCAACTAGGAATGCCTAAGATATTCAACCAAGAAAAAACTGACGTTGTGCAATGGTTCGAAAACTATAAAGATTTGAACAAAGACAACGCCGCTTTACAAGAATCCGACTTAGCTGTTTATTCGATTGGTATTATGAAAAATGACGTGCCTGACGGTGAATTAACTTTTGATTTTAGTGTAATGTAATTGGGAAATGATAATGGGCAAAAAGAAAAACAAGCAAACTAGATATAATACATCGTCACTTATTAATTTGACGAATGCTGCACAACAACAAGAAAAAATTGATATCTCTAACAATTCGTCAATTCAAGCGAATCGTATTACCATTATTAAACGTGATGGGCGCAAAGAACCTTTTAATCCAGAGAAAATGCGCAACGTATGCATATGGGCAACAGGTGGTAACGATTTCTATGCTGATGAATTGATCCGAGATACAGAGATTAAACTTCACAAAGAAATCCACATTAAGGATATGTTCCAGCAATTGATTATCACCGCGGTGAACAAGATCTCAATGCTATATCCTATGTGGGAGGATTTCGCAGCTAAACTTGAGCTGATGAAAATCTATAAAGAAACATATAACATTTCACGTTTAGAGGAATACCCACACCTAAAGGATATTCTTCATAAAGGTATCGACCACAAGATCTACGATCGCAAATCAATTGCTACATATAGTGAAGATGAAATTAATGCAATCAACGATGCGATTAAACCAGAACGTGATTATATTTTCAACTACAAGGGCTTGGTTACATTCTACGATAAGTACTGCCTAAATTATAGTAAAACTCGTAAACTTGAGCTACCTCAACATAGTTATGTACGTGTTGCCATGGCCCTAATGATTAATGAAGAGAATCGTGTTCAGCGTGTAATAGAAGAATATGACGCACTTTCTAAACATGAATATACACGTGCAACACCTATCATGCTAAATGCTTTGACTCCGGGTCAACAATTAAGTTCATGTGTATTGAATACCTTGGATGACGATTCTCATTCAATTCTTGATACAGGTAAAAACCTAGGTATTTACTCAAAATTCAAAGGTGGCACAGCATGTGATATTTCGGCTATGCGTGCTAAAGGTGGTTACATCGAAGGAACACAAGGTTATTCGTCTGGACCGGTTCCATTTATGAAGTTCTTTGAATCAATTATGAAAGCATGGAACCAAGGTGGTAAACGTCCCGGTGCATTGGCGATTTACTTTAATTGGTGGCACCTAGATGTAATTGATATTCTTTCATTAAAATCTAATGGCGGTACTGATGAGAACCGTGCTCGTGGATTGCAATATGCAATCAAATTAAATAGGCATTTGATCAATGCTTTTATGAAGGATGAAGAAGTAACTCTACTTGATCCTAAAGATGCACCTGATCTTATCGGTAAAGTTGGTGATGAATTTGAAAAAACCTATGCTAGCTATATAGCAAAAACCAATATCAGACGCAAAACGATTAAAGCACGTGATCTTTTTGAAAAGATTTTTAAAGAACGTTCCGAAACTGGTAACATTTACCTAATGCATGAAGAAAATGTTAATGAAACGTCTATGCTAAATCGTTACATTGGCAGCTCAAACCTTTGCACAGAAATTGTACTTCCATCACGAGCTTCTAAAACAATGAATGAAGAACTTGTAACAATGGAAGATGGTAATAAGCGTATCATCAAACGTTACACTGCTGGTGAAATTGCTCTTTGTAACCTAAGCTCAATCAATGCCGAAAAATGGTTCTATATGAACGAAGACGAAAAATGGCAAACGATTAGAACATTGGTTCGTGGTCTTGATAATACTGTTGATGTTGCGAATTACCCAGTTAAAGAAGGTAAGAATTCTAACCTAATGTACAGATACTTAGGGATCGGTATTTTGAACCAAACAAACTACCTAGCACTTAAGGAAATTGTTGTAGACAGCCAAGAATCGGCTGAAGAACAAGATAAACTTTGGGATGAAATTTCTTATATGATTATCTCTGCGTCTGTTGATCTTGCTATTGAAAAAGGTAAGTTCCCTAAATTCCATGAAACTGAATGGTCTAAAGGTATTCTTCCAATTCATAAAGCTAATAAGGAAGCATTTAAGCTAACTGAATATGAACCTGACTGGGATAGGTGGAATGATCTTGCTGAACGTGTTCAAAAGTTTGGTATTCGTAACGCTCAATTGATGGCTATTGCACCTACTGCCACATCTGGTAAAGCCGTAAATAGTATTGAGAGTACTGAACCAATCCATGACTTGTTCTATAAAGAAGAAGGCACGATTACTGTTCCAACAGTTGTTCCAAACTTCCGAAAGAACAACATGTACTACAAGCGTTCTTTTGATTGCGATCAATATGGACTACTTAAATGTGCAGCGGTTCGTCAGAAATGGATTGACCAGGCTCAATCGGTGAATGTTTACCTATCTAAACCAGATTCATTGATGGAAATGGCTAAACTTCATATTTACGGTTTCCACTTTGGAATGAAAACGTTTTATTATTTAAAACAACAAAAAGAATCTGATTCTTATGTCTGTGAGAGCTGTACCTAATTGGTACAGTTCCTCAGTTTTTTAAATAAACTTTTGTTAAAATGATATTAACAGGAAAAATAAATGATAAAGACAACTATTACAATGGTTGAAAAACTTGATAATGGATATTTACTTAACGGAAGTGTAAAAGTATTCAATATCGAATACGAAAAGGAAGAAACGCCAATTTATCCAGATGATATGGATGAACAGGCTAGGGAAGCGGCTGAGGCAAGTCGCTTATCTAAAGCACGTGATGCAATATACGACATCGAGTACAATGAACTAAAGATGCATATAAACGAAGCAATAAGTATTGCTGAAACTTTCTTCAAAGATGTGATAGTTACATACCTAGCTGGAAAATTTGTACAAAAACCAGCTTCGGTGATCTCTAAAAAATTACGTACACCACAATAACACTAAGGAAAAACTAATGATTACGAACATCAAAATCCTAGGCGACAGCCAATATCTTTTGAATGAAGCTGTTAAGATTACCATCAATGAAGACGTTTCGGTCACCGCAGAGTTTGACGAAAGCATTCTTACCGAGAATGAAGTTAACGAAATGATTGATCAATTCTTCGATGGAATCAAAGAAACACTAGCACAAGAAGCAGCCTCTAAGGATATGAAAAAACGAGAGCTTCCACCTGGCGCGACAACGGAAGTTTTTGAACAAGATAAATGTGTAGGAGAAGATTAATGCAAGAAGAAAATAATTTGCAACAACCGGAAATGGGTGAAGAGGCTCCTTTTACTATTAAGCCTGTAGAAATGATGTCTATTGATTTCTCTGAAGAAACTGGCACTTTTGATATTGGGCCAGGACAGGTATCAATAAAGATTGTTAACGAAGGCGAAGGATTCGAAATTTCGTATGATGATGAGAAAATTAGTAGAGAACGAGTGGAAGAAATCGTTGATAGGTTCTTCTCATATATGAATGAAAATGTTCATATATAAAAATTAACTTTTTTTAAAAAAACTATTTACATTGACCAAATGTTTTGATATAATTATTATATCAAATCAAACAACGATAGAAGGAAAAACCGAATGTTTCTAAACAAAAAATACATCTTGGCCAATGAACTAGTTCAGAAGATGGGTATTCATATCGCTAATATTTCAATGCTTCGCAATGAATTTGAAGATCAAGACGATATGAGTACTATCATCAAAATGAACAACTGTAATTTCATTAAAAGTGGCTCTCACAAACTACCTAATAACATTGCAATGGGTATTGCCGCAAACGAATTCACTGACATGTCTAACAAACTCCCATGTACATGGGTACGTACAGAATATGAAGTAACTGAAAAAGAACTTCAGAAAGCTGGTATTATCACAGGCAAAATAAAGGTAGCAGGAAAAGATTTTTATGAATTTACTGAAGAGTGGGTGGCGAAAGTTAAAAATAAAATTGTATATACTCTCGATAAAAATGAGACTATGTCTTGCATGGACAAAGGTCAAATTCTCGGATATGTACAAGTCTCTAAAAACAAATTCCTAACATGGTATTAAGGTCTTGCCTATGAGTGAAACATCAACGAAGTGGGACGAACGATACCTAGAACTAGCAAAAAGTGTTTCAGAATGGAGTAAAGATCCATCTCGTAAGATTGGCGCTATAATCGTAGGTGAGAAAGGTCAGATTATTTCACAAGGATATAATGGTTTTCCTAGAGGAATTCTGGATTATCCTGAAAGATATAATGAAAGAGAAACTAAGTATAAGTTTGTAGTTCATGCGGAAGCCAATGCGATCTACAATGCTATACATAACGGTGCTAATACGAACGGCGCAACAATTTATGTAACTGGTTTACCAGTGTGCCATGAATGCGCAAAGGCAATTATCCAAACTGGTATTTCTAAAGTTGTGATGGATACAAAGCCAGAAGACAATTGGAAAGAATCCGGTGGACTTGCTATTGACATGTTCCGAGAGGCCGGTATTAAAATAGATTACATATAGGACCTTACATATGAACAAAATTAAACGATTCGTTTTAGACATCCTTAAGAAGGATACGAATTACAAATCTCTAATCCCATACACCGTAGATTATAAAGACAGCAAAGTACCTGAAAGTTTTGGTGGTGTTTGCACTTATTCTCTTTTCAAATCAAAAATTTACATTAAAGAAAAATATATTAATGACGTAGGATTGCTGCGGCATGAGATTACACATGCAAAGCAGTTCGGGCGCTTATGGATAATTCATACAACACTTTATTTGTTATCATCCACATACCGATTATTCATGGAACTCGAAGCATATCGTGAGCAGGTTAAAGCTTATAACTATAAGAAAGGCTTAGATTACTCATGGATAATTGACGCACTTTACAACAAATATAATTTAGAAATGAGTAAAGAAAGCATACAGATTTATGCTGACTACATGTTCTACGATATAATTAAACGATAAGGAATTAATATGATTCTTGCTATAGATTACGATAATACATTTAGCTCTTACAAGCAGGAGTTCACCGCTCTTCGCATGATGTTCCAAGAAAACGGGCATAAGGTGTTTATTGTAACTGCTCGGAACAAAGATTTGGAACCTATCCCACCAGATGATTGCAAAGGCTTTGATAGAGTCTTTTACACTGACGGTAGAGCTAAAGCACACGTTGTTCGTGCTGACATTTGGATAGACGATAGCCCAGTTACGCTATGTTGCGATTTTGTTCCAGGTTTAGCGCATGCTACGCCGAGTCATGCTCTTCATCAAGGCTATAAGGATACTCATATTCTTTGGAATTACGAGGAAGGTAAATTTGTGAGCTACGTATCTAAAACATTAGACGCGCACGCAAAGAAGGATTAGAATGAAAAAATTTATATTAATTAATGGGAAGAAAAGATCGGGTAAAGATTTCTTTGCAAGGCTTTTACAATCTGAGTTTCAAAAGTTAGGTAAGACATCTGAAGTAATGTCTTTTGCCGAGCCAATCAAAGATA